CGGCATGGCTAGAGGAATTTTATCGTGATTTCCCTGAATTCATTGCCCGGCAGATGCGAGCGCCGGTGAAGTCAATGGCTGACGTGATTGCAGTATTGGCCGGCGAAGAGGTAAAATCCGACCCTGACGCTGCCAAAGTTGATGAGTTTGTCGGGGAATACATCACGGGGTTCAACGCACGCTATACTGGCTCCAGCAAAGGGCAGTTATTGCAGGTTATCCGGGCTGAATCCGACACTGACGCCGACATTGAGGCAGCGATAAACGAGCGATTACAGCAATGGGACGAACGCAGGGCTGGAAAAGTGGCCATGAACGAGCCACACCAATTGGCCAACGCTGTGACAAAACTGGTATGGGCTGCTGCGGGAATTCGCTATCTGGTGTGGCGCACAGGAGGCAGGGACAACTGCCCCTATTGCCAGGAATTGAATGGCAAACGTGTAGGTATTGACCAGATGTTTGCAGGGAGAGGTGAACGCATAGACGCTAACGGAGATAAATTCATAGTTAGCAGACCGACATCCCACCCCCCCCTGCATCTTGGTTGTCAGTGCAATATCGAACCTGAATAGTATTTTTCGGGGGAATGAATCTGCCATAAATGGCAGATTTGTGGTTACCCAAAAACGGAGGGTGTCATGGAACACGAAATTGAACGTAGAACGATAGACCTGACCGAGATTCGGCTGATATCGGAGAATGAAAAACAGCCAGTCATACGCGGCTACGCGGCTGTGTTTGACAAATTTAGCGATGACCTGGGTGGATTCGTTGAGAAGATTGCCCGTGGCGCATTCCAGAAGTCGCTCAAATCTGACGATGTGCGGGCATTATTCAACCACGATCCTAACTATGTACTGGGACGAACCAAGCCGGGCACATTGCGGCTGACAGAGGACGACAAAGGCCTGGCTATTGAGATTGACCCTCCGGAAACGCAGTGGGCGCGGGATTTACAGGTGTCAATCGACAGGGGTGATATTTCGCAGATGTCATTTGGTTTCCGTGTGGTGTCTGACGACTGGAAACATGTCAACGGCAAGGTGTCGGAACGAACACTAATAGAGGTGCGACTGTTCGATGTATCGCCAGTGACGTTCCCGGCATACCCGCAGACCACAGTCAAAGTGCGTGACTATCTGAAATCACTGGGTGAGGGGGGTGTGCCGGAAACGGTGCATGTTCCAGACCTGGATGCGCTCAGATTCAAAATTCGATAAATAGAGGTAGGACAAATGTTGAGAATAATGGAATATCGCAGGCAATTAAAAGCCCTGAAAGACGAGGGCAATGAGATTTTGACCAAATGCGAGACCGAGAAGCGTGTCCGCACACATGAGGAAGAGACTCGTTTTGCGGCTATCAACACAGAGATGGACGCGGTTGAGTCTCGTATGGGAGACTATATCAGGGTAAACAAAATCCCTGATAGCGACCTACGCAGCTATGAGGCTCACAAACCCGAGGCCGGAGGCGCGGAACAACCATTTCCGACGCCGTTTCGCTCAATCGGCGAGCAGTTGATAGCTGTGCGTGACCACACACTGGGTCGCAGGACAGACCCGCGGCTATTCGAGGTTCGCAGTGCCGCCGGGATGAATGAGTCTGTGCCGAGTGAGGGTGGTTTTATGGTGCAGCAGGATTTCTCGACAACTCTGCTCCAGCAGACCTATGCCACCAACCAGATACCAAATCGCTGCCGCAGGATTCCGATATCGGCGGCCAGTAACTCATTTGCCATGAATACCGTGGATGAATCCAGCAGGGCAACTGGTTCTCGTTGGGGAGGCGTTCGTGTCTACCGTGAGAACGAGGCTGATTCGACTACGGCCAGTAAACCGAAATTTGGCAAACTGGAAATGAAGCTGGAAAAGATGATGGGGCTCTGCTATGCCACAGATGAACTATTGGCAGATGCATCCGCGCTCGGCGCAGTCATTACGCAGGCTTTTACGGAGGAATTCGGGTTCAAACTCTCTGATGAAATCGTACGTGGTACAGGTGTGGGGCAATGCCTCGGCATCCTGAACAGTGATGCACTGGTGACCATCACAAAAGAAACCGGCCAGACTGCCGACACTGTGGTGACAGAGAACATCCTCAAAATGTGGAAATCCCGGCGCGGGCGCAATCTGGTGTGGCTGTACAACCAAGAGATTGAGGACCAACTCGATACACTGACCTTGAGCATTGGTACGGGTGGTGTGGAAAAGAAATTGTTTGTAGATACGCCCAACGGACCTACCATAAAGGGCGTGCCAGCGCTCGCTGTTGAGGTTGCCAGTGGGCCGGGTGATGTAGGTGACATTATGCTCGCTGACCTACAGCAGTACCTGTTGATTGACAAGGGCGGCATTCAGACCGCCGAGTCTATGCACGTACAATTCCTGACCGACCAGATGACGTACAGATTCATCTACCGGATTAACGGAATGCCCATGGTCAAGAGCAAAATCACCCCGTACAAGCGAACGAGCTCCGACTTTTACGTCTCCCCGTTCGTCACTCTGGGTGCCCGGTAACCTGAACGAGAAGTAAAACGGAGGAAAAACAACAATGAGATTGTGTGAAACAAAGAAATTGGTTCCGATTTTTGACAGTGCTGACATCAACGCCGGTGCTGATTCCGATTCCATCTGCCTGAAAAATGCAGAACACGTAACGTTGCTGTGCATGTTCGGCCCGTCTCTGTCCGGTAATGCTGTCCTGACCCTGTACGAGGGTGCCGCAGATGGGGAAAAAACCAGCGCGGTCACATTTGCGTACCGCTATGGCGGCGCAGCTACAGGTTCGGCAAGCTCAGATGTATTGAGCACTGAGGCAACGTCTGCCGCCCTGACCTGCACTGGTACCACGTTTGTATCACGACTGCTGGTCATTGAGGTAGACTGTGCATCCCTGACCGACGGCTACGACTGGCTAACGCTGCAAGTTGGTTCCGAAGCGTCTGCCGGCGAACTCACGGTAGTGGCTGTGCTTGACAGTAAATACCAGAGCCCGGCACTGGACACAGTCCTGAGCTAAACGGTTGCCAGGGGAGGTGAAATAATAACACCTCCCCTTTTCTGTACGCCGGGTAACCCGGCAGAAGAGGAAAAATGAATAGAACTGCATTATTCGCAAAAAAGACTCCGGGTGGAGTACTGGCAATTGAGGATATGGCACGAGGCACAGGTGACCGATGGTTCGTAGATTCTGGGGCCACGTATGCATCTGACGCCACAGGGTATGGCACGAGCCCAGATAAACCGTTTGCGACACTGGACTATGCTATTGGGCAGGCGTCTGCCAATAACGGTGACATCATCTATGTTATGCCTGGTCATGCCGAATCATACGGCAGTGGTGAGGGTTTCACGGCTGATGTGGCAGGACTGACAGTCGTTTGTCTTGGTGAGGGTGCTGACAGGCCCACGTTTACGTTTGCGGCCACAGATGCCACATGTACGGTGACTGCTGCCTCGTTCAAAATGACTGGGTTCCTGTTCCTGGTTAGCATTGACGCGGTAGTCACGTATGTGACGGTAACGGGCGCTGACTGTGAACTGGCAGGCGAAATCAGAGACACCACTGATAAGGAAGTCGTTGATGGTTTCACGGTATCTGGTGACCGATTCAAGGCCAGAATAGTCCATCGCGGGTATACCTCTGGTGATGCCAACGACAGCACAATAGCACTGGACGGAGTTGATGGTGCTGACATTTACGTTGAGGCATATGGTAAAGCGGGAGTAGGTGTCGTAGACATGCGCTCTCATGCCTGCGCCAATGTGGTTGTTGATGGCATATTCCTGGTAACAAGCACGACCGATTTTAGCAAAACAGTAGTGGATACTGTCACTGGTTCAACGTACAAGGCGACAGGTTTTGACGTGGCGGCAGGCAAACGATTCTCCGGTAATGGGATAACAGCCAAACACAGCATTGATGATTTCACCGTGTCCACACTGGGCGCCGGGGCAATCACAGCAGCAGTTATTGCTACAGGAGCAGTAGACGCTGACGCTATCGCAGACAACGCGATTGATGCAGGGGCGCTTGCTGCTGATTGTATAACAGCGGCCAAAATTGCTGATGACGCGATAACGTCAGACCAGCTTGCAGACGATGCGATAACGGCGGCCAAACTCGGTGCCGACGCAATCACCAATGCCAAGATTGCGGACGATTCTCTAGCCTCGGAGCAATTCGCGGCCAGCGCGGCAGAGAAGACCAACGATGGTACTGTAATCACCAGGGCCACAGCAGCACTCCCGCAAACCACGGCAGCAGCCATTTTCACTATCACAGGGCTGTGTCTGGTTAAGCGAATCATAGGCTACGTGACCACGGTAGTGGGCAATGTCCCCAACGCGACGAAATTGAAGAACAATCCTTCTGGCACTGGGGCTACCACCGACCTCTGCGCCACACTTGATATCGACAACGCCGCGGTTGGTTCATACTTCCAGGTAACAGGGACATTCGCAAATGCGATGGTTAAAACGGTTGACATCCCGATTCCCAAGGTTCAGGCGGCAGAGTTTGTTGTAGTGCCCGGAACGATTGAACTGGACTGCGCGGGCTCTGACGGTGGTGACGGACGTGTAAAGTGGTCCGTCACCTATGTACCTCTGGAAGCAGGGGCGAACATAGCAGCAGCCTAATGAACTAACGCCCGCCTTCGGCAAGCGGGATTGATTCGTGTTCCCGGAGGTGGTTTCCTCCTTCGCCCCTCCGGGACTACTAATGCCACTCGAAAAAAAGAAAACGAGGTAAAAAAAAATGGCAATTATTAAAGAAAATAACATTTATCGCTATATTTGCGGCACAGCTGATGTGGCCAGCCTTCCCACTGGTGTACCTGCTGGCAGTACGGCCATTGACCGGCAGACCAGTAAGAAATACATCACCTATGATGGTACTAACTGGACGTTATTGGACAATCGGTCACGGCT